TTATATAGTGATGCAAGATGCGACTATATTTTGCGAAGACATTACTTCTACTCTTGGTGGAACCGATGCTAATGCGGCCACTGGTGGTTCTCGCGGAATCAATTATCAAGTTGATACTTTTGGTAGAGAAAGAGCTACTGATAGAGGATCCGGTGGGGTCAATGGTGGTGGTGGGTTTAGAGGAACATTGGATGTTGCTAATATAGTAAATGCTGCTTTCGAAGATTAATATGTAATGGGGGAGATTATTCTCCCCCACATTTCTTTTCCCCGAGTTGAAAGATGAAAAATTCATTTATTTTCAATAAAAATTAATATGCCTAAAAGGTAAAGCTAGAGGTGCGTAAATGACGAAGATAGAACACAAGACATTTGGATCTGTTGGTATGAGTTCAGTAAAAAAAGTAGAAGAGATAGAAGTTGAAACTTCTCCGGAAAATGCTTTAAGGTCTTTGATTGAACTTGGTAGTATTAAAGAAGAAAAAGTTATTTTTGGAAAATCATTCAAAATGAGAACTTTGAATGCTAGTGAAAGATTATCATTAACAAAAATTTTAGGCAACGACCCTAATCACGAAACATTATTCAATTTTAATGTTAATGTTTTGGCGTATTCAATTGAATCGATAGATAATAAAACACTAGAATCTTATCACCCAGATTACAATAAAAATAGTAATATTATTGAATTAAGGTGTCAAATTATTGAAGCTTTTCAACCATCTTTAATAAACTCTTTATTAGATTTTTATAATGATATTACTTCGAAAAGTGATAAGCAGTATACTATTGATGAAATAAAAAAATAGCAAAGGAGCCCTGGCACAGGCTCCGATGGAAATTGTGTAAAACATTAAAGGTGCCGGTAAATGATAAGATATTTGAAGAAATAAACGATGCCCAGTATTTATGGTATCAAGTTCAAATGTCTTTAGATGAAAAAGATAGTTTTGAATTACAAAGAGAAATTGCTGAACATAATGCTATGTTTACTAATCCAGAAGGGGTTAGGAAAGTAAGAGATGCTAGAGAAAATACTTTTGAAACGACAGATGAAGAATTTAATGATATTCTTGAAGATTTATTTGGAAACAAGTTAGAAAAAAGTAAAACAAATGTAGATACTTATTTAGATATGGAATTAGATGAAATAAAATTCACCCCTATTAGAGGTTCTTAATGGTTGATATTACCGATATTGTAGATATTGATAAAATAGCCGAAGGTCTTAAAAGCAAATTAACTCCGGCTATAGAAGCGGCGACCAAAGCTTGGGAAAATTTCAAAAATGCCAAAGAAAAAGGTGTATCTGGCGAAGAGTTAAGTTTATTTGAAGAGACTGCTAAAAAAGCAAGTGAAGGCGTAGATAGGTTAAAGGCTTCAATTGGAGCCTTAGGGACATCTTTTGTTAATAATGTTGCTGCCGTAAAACATTTAAAAGATGTAATTGGTATTGATTTTAGCGAAGCTGCTCAAAAAGCCAGTTCTATTGGAAACACTTTAAAAACTGCTATAGCAAATATCGGTGGAGTTGCTGTAGCTATGTCTCCTAAATTTCGTGATTTGGTGAGTCCATTAAACGAAACTAATTTGGCCACTCAAGCTTTAACAGCAACTATGGGGGAAAATTTAACCGCTGGATTGAAAGATTTGTTAGAAGTTCAAAGTGTAGCTAGAACCGCTTTTGTTGTATTTGGGCAAAGTGTTGAAAAGGCAGAAGATAATATTATTGGTTATGCGCAATCATTAAGAGAGATGTCTGCGTTTACCAATCTGTCTAAAAAAGATTTAAATGATTTTAATAATGTTGTTGGTAGATATACTCCAGAAGCTTTAGTTACAGCAGGAGTAGAAGCTAAGAAAGCAGCTGATTTAGTTGGCGAAACAGTAACTCCTGCCGCACTCGCGGCCACTTCTTTTAAAGCATTTGGTTTAAGTGCTCAAGAAGCTGGTTCTCAAACAACAAAAGCTTGGACAGATTTTGGACAAAAAACAGTTTCTGTTGTGGAAAGTTTAGGGACTATGAGAAGAGCTGCAGCTGAGACTGATGTTGATACTAGAACGGCTTATGAGCAAATATCACAGGCAAGTAGTTCATTATCTATATTTGGACAAAAAATTGATTCGACAGCAAATGTTTGGAAAACTTTTACTGAGGCTCTTAGATCTGGTGGTGTTCCAATAAAAGAAATTGGAAATTTAGTTGCTGATGTCACTTCTGCTATGGCTAATATGTCCGTTCAAAATAAGGCATTTATTGGAATGATGTCAGGTGTTTCCCGTGGTGGTTCGGCAATTGGTGGAGCATTACAAATGGAAGTAAATATGCGTACTGAAGGAGGTATGCAGAAAAATTTAGAATCGTTAACAAAAACTTTATCTCAGTTTGCTGGCGGAAAAGTTATTACATTGGAAGAAGCCGCAAAAAATCCGCAACTTGAAAATATTTTTATGGTTCAAAGAAGTATGTTAGCACAAATGGGTTTGGGCAAAAGCGATGAACAAAGAAATAGAATTTTAGAAACTTTAGAGAAAGTTAATACTACTGGTTTATCACAAATAAATATTGATAAGGCTGGTAAAGAAGTTTTCGATACTGGGAAAACTCTTGCTGAAAAACAATTAGATACTTTAACTCAAATGAATAGAGCAATTCAAGCAATGGCCGGTCGTTCTTTAAGAGCTGATGAAAACTTATTAGAAATAAATAAAAATTTGGCTGGTGGTTTTGAAGGGGCTAATTTAGGATTAAATGAATTAAAAACAGAATTAACAAAAGGTGAGGGTGGAGATATTACTTCTCCTTTTACTGGTATGTTAGCAAATGCTTTTAAGGGAATAACAATGATCGGGCAAAAAACTCAAAGTGCTGATCAAATAACCTCTGCTACAGAACAAATGAAAAGAATAGTTACCCAAATCCAATTAGGGGTTAAAGGTGGTAATATTGACCAATTAACTAAAATAGTGGTTGCTGGGCAACCTGAAGAATTGGAAGCAACTAGAAAAAAGACAAATGAAGTTGAACCGCCATTGGAAGTTACTAGAAAAAAGACAAATGAGGCTGGAGAATCATTAAGAACAGAAAAGAGAGAGGATATGGATACAAATATAAGTAATGTTGTAAATAGAGGAAATGAAACTATTCATAGAGATTTAGTAGAATTAATTTCAGCGACTAGAGATGGATTATCTTCTTTAAAAGGAAATGCTGGTGCTGGAATAAATAACGCACCTACTTTAGGGGCTGGAGCAACTGAACACAATTTTACTGTAAGAATAGTCGGAGATAATAGCGCAGTAAAGGATGCAATTACAGATCTTTTTACTGAATTTGAAGAAAGGATGCAAAGAAATTTATTAGGTCAACCATAATGGAGTTTTTAAATGGCATTTAGTACTATTCCACCAAATGATCCGTCACAAAATGAAGACAATAACCCTTTATATAATGATGCTCAAAACGTCGGTGTAAATAATAAATTACCCGATATAGTTCAGCAAAATCCAAATGTTTTAGATGGTAGAAGAGATCGTCAAACAATTATATGGCGAGTTCCAGGAATGGGTTTTGTTCAAATGTATATAAATCCTCAACAAATGAACATTCAAGAGAAAAAAGTTATAAAACAACAAAGAACAAAAGGTGGTTATGTTGTTCAATATTGGGGAGAAGAATTAATTGTTGTAAAATTATCAGGAACTACTGGCAGTTCTGGTATTGAAGGAATAAATATATTAAGAAAGGTTTATAGAGCAGAACAAGATGCTTTTAAACAAGTTGAGCAATCTTTAGCTGATAGAGCAAAACAATACACAACTGGTTCTTTAGTTTCTGGTTTGGTTTCTCAAGCGGCGAGTGGATCAATTAGTAGTGTTGCTGGAAACATTATGAATAGTGTATTTGGTGGGTCTGCGAATCCTCCTTTGTTGCCGACTTTGGCTTCGTTAGCTTTATCTGCTGAATTATTTTATCAAGGTTGGGTATTTAAAGGATATTTCGATTCTTTTGATGTTGAAGAGTCAACTCAAAATGGTGTAGGTATATTCAAATATAATTTGACTTTTGTAGTGTTAGGCCGTAGAGGAATTAGAACTAATTTTATGCCTTGGCATCGTAGTCCTGCTACCCTTGATGAATCAGGTAATCCTATTGGGTATAACAGAGCTGATGCTTCTGCAGTTCCTTTAAGTTTTAATGGAGAAAAAAATAAGTGACAATTTTATTAACATCTTCGCAGAATTTAGAATCAGGTTCGTTTAATGATTTATTGGGTGGCCTTTCCGAGTCTTTTGGGATCCCAGGATTCCCTCAATCCGGCGTTACTAGAAAAACAACACAAGACGCAATTTCAATTGGAAATAAATTAAACGATGTTTTTAATAAATTATTAGGAAAATCTGAAAACAGATTTGATACTAATTATGTTGAAAGTGGTAAAAAAATAATTGTTGGAAGTGGTATTGGCGATATGATCCCATTAGAAGAAGGGAACGCAAGAGAAATACATAATCAAACGCCAACAGCAAGTATCTTAATTAAAAAAAGAGCTTTTTCTTCTTTACAAAATTTATATGACCCTACTTTTATGGACCCAGCAGAAAAATGGTTGCTAAGGGCTACAAAAAGATTAGTATCAAAGAAATGTGAAGTAATGGCCGATTATGAAAGACTATCAAAAATAGATAAACTTTTAGATTCTGGAGTTTCACCAGCGGCTGTTGTATCTTCTTTAATTACTTCTGCGAACGCTGAAATAGAAGAAGATACTGCTTTTAATTCATCAATGGAATTTGAACAAATTATAGGATTAAGACAACCAGTTACTAGAACAACATATTTTGTTGATACAACCCTTCCTTTGATGAATGAATTAGGAATTGGAAGTGGTGTTTTCGAAATCACATTAATATCTACAATAAACACATCGTTAGGTTTAGATGGTAGTAGTAGTTGTAGTTTTTCCATAGAAGATCCTTATAGAATATTGTTTATATCAGAGGAAGACATTGAAAATGCTTTAAGAGATACTGTTTTAGCTCCTTTGGTGAATTCATTAGATTCGGCTGCAGGAAATGCCCTATCGGATTCTCAAATATCTGACGAATTATTATCGAAATCTAGAATATATAGGAATGTTAGTGAAATAACTTTTAGTATTTCATTGGGTAATTCAAAAGTTTCTGCAGTTCTTGATGCTATTGGTTTTGAAATAAATCCAAATAATATTGATGACGTTCCGGAACCTCATTCTTTAAGTGATGGGGAAAGAACTTTATTTTTAGCAACGTATGCTGGTTTACAATTGTATCAGCAATCTATGAGTAAAACTATATTAAATGGTTTTAATTTAGGAACGGCCAAGAAAGAAATTAGTGAACAAATGGAGTATGCTCGTAAGAAAATGAGACTATTTTATTTGGGAAAATCTGTAATACAACCTATGGATACAATCAATATATTTATGGATGGTAGAACAAGAAAATTAGGAGAAGCAGAAAGTATTGATAATTTAAATGAAAGTAAAATTATAGATCTTTTTGATCTTGGAACAAATAGATTAGGAATTGATGATGGGTTATTAAGGCAAGAATACGATAAACTAGGAGAAAATAGAAGTTTAACTTTTGAGGATTATAAAAGATTAAGAACAATTTCTTTTTCTACTGAAAATGCTACACACGTTTTTGGTGGGTTAATTACAAGAGTAGAGGATAAATTTGATGCTAATTCTGGTTCTTATGTTTTAAATGTTTCTGGTGAATCAAATATGCATTGGCTATCAGTATCAAGATATAATTCGCAACCTTCCTTAACTCAAATGCAAGGTTTGGTCTATGACCCACTAACTCCTTTCAAATTCGAATTAGATAGTGCTACTGGATTACCAACTGGGGAACCAAAACTTCTTGAAATTAACAGGCAAATTGTTAATAAAATTACAAAAAATGGTAAAGCAAGATTATATTTTGATAGTGGTCCAAAAATAGGAAAAGAGTTTAAAGGAACTGAGGATGATTTAAAACAAGATATAAAAAGAATTGGCGGTAATTTAGTTTTTTTATACGAACATGTTCCGGGTTTAGTTTATAGATGGAAAGAAGGAATTATGACCACTACATATAATCAATATGTAACTAATCCTTTGGATGGAACAACTACAAACTTAGGTCAATTTAAAAGAGAAGTTGGATTACACGCAGTAAATACTCCTTTTGATGGAATGGACGCAGCGAATGTTTTAAGTGTTTTAATTACAGGTAAGCCATATAATTATTCGACGTTTATTCAAAGTGCTATAAATTCAACTACTTTTAATCCTGATATAACATTAAATAGTGGGAGAGATTATTTTCAATCTTTAATTAGAAATCTTCAATCAGAAATTAGAGTAAATGGGAACTTTGTTCCGTTTAAAATAATAGAGGTTAGTAGCCAAGAGTTAGCAACATCTATCGCTTTACAAAGACAGCTTTCTGGAAAATCCAAGAGATTAGAACAATTAAGAAATGAACAAGCAAAACTTTTCGATAAGGTCGGGAATTATCCGGGTGGAATAGATGATTCGAATTTAAAAGATGCGTTTAATATCAAAAATAATAAATTAGAAGCTGAAATTAATCAATTAGAAATTGGTTTAAATTCTTTAACAAAAGAAGGTTCCCAGTTAAGTACGAATACAATAAGAGTTGCTGGCGATGATATTTCTTTTGATTTACAAGATTTAAGCACAGAAGAAAATTTTAAACTATTTGGTGATAGATTAATTCACGCAACGCAAAGATTAAGAGAAGATGTTATTAGGAATATTGATAAAAATTATTTTATTATTTCGGACGAATATGATAAAGATTATGATATTCAAGCTTTTGTTTTAAAGTTGGCCCAACAACAATATAATTTATGGAAGGGGAGCTGGCAGCCAATTATACAATTATGCAAAACGGTTGCGGAAACTTTAAATTTTGAATTATTTTGTAATAGTCAAGGGCATATAGTATTTAGGCCACCGCAATATAATAGAACCCCTGCGAGTGTTTTAGACCAAATGTTTTCTTTAAATAATTCTGGTGTTAGAATATTTCCTGAATTTCTTACTAGTCTCTTTGTATCAAAAGAAAAGGCTTTGACGAATGAAGTAATAATATTAGAATGGGAGATAAGAAAACAAGCTGCTTTATTAGGAAAAAAGACTGTTAAAGAAGTGGAACAATTAATTTATGGTAAAACTGGAAACGTAACTCTTTTTATAACCAATCAGGTAGATATGATTGATAAGTCTGCTAATTTAACTCGTGCCGAATTTGAAAATGCTAGAAATGAACTACTTGGAATAGTTGAGCAATCGAATTACCAAACTCAATTGAAATTTACTGGTGGTGCTTTTTCTCCAATAGCTCAAAGAAATTTACAAAAAGAATTTATTTATGATTTAGAGGGAGCAAGTGAATCTAGTGATAAAAATGCTTATGATGAAGCTTGTAAGGCAATAGCTAATTTAAGTGGATTTCAAAGAAGAAGTCAAGGGGAGTTTGATAAAGAAAAAATTGGAGCAAAAGTTAATGGGCAATCGAATCCCGCGAGTGATGTAAATAGAATTATTTCAAATATCTCTTCTTTGGTCAGTAAAAGAACTAAGTTGATAATCAGTTTACAAAAAAACTTACAACAAAATATTGAAATTAGTTGTTTAAGTGAAAATGGTCAGCCAACTATTAAAAGAGCTAATGTTTTTAATGTAAGTAATTTACCAGCTGAACTTTCCAATAGGTTAATTGAAAATGACTCAGCAAATTTATTAGGACACTTATCTGGAGATAGATTTGTTATAAAAGATTCTCAAATAATTGATGCGTCTTTTACTGAGAAGCCACCTGAAATTACAAATATAAGTGTAAAAGGTAGTTTGCCTATTGTCGGTGGTCAAGGAGATATTGCTGGCGTTCCAGAATTAACTGCTCTTTCAACTGATTTTGATATGTGGAGGCAATATGGTTGGAGAGATGATAAACCAGTTGATAAGCCATTTTTTAGTGATGCTCAATTACAGTGTGCTCCTTATGCTGTAATGTTATTATCGAGACAAAGAAAAAATATTGTTACGGGATCAGTTACTCTTTTTGGTAATGAATATTATCAATTAGGTGATGTTGTATATGTTGCTCATAGACAATTATTATATTATGTTAATAGAGTTCAACATACCTTTTCTTATTCAGGAGAATTTAGAACTACTTTGGAACTAGTATATGGTCATCCACCTGGGGAATACATTCCTACTCCTTTAGATATTATAGGAAAACAAATGGTTAATAGGAGCAATTCTCATTCAGCATACAGAATTAGAAGGGAAATTCCAAGAAATAACTCGCTTTTAGGTGCAGTAGTTTTTGATGAGGATAGTACTGATTTATTAAAAGGGAATAATGCTAGAAGAAATTTTAATCAATTAGTCAATGCCGTTTCGGTAGCAAAAGCTGAAATGAATGAAAATGATATTTTAAATAGTTCAAGGATTTACTGTATGACTTTTTTTGGGGATTCGAGTTTACAAAATCAAAGAGCTGGAGAAGTGGCGAAATGGTTTGATAATCCAGAAAAGCCAGCAACCTCTCCAAATACAATTGGTAAAGGAACCTTTACCGGAAGTTTAAAAGGTGAAGGAAATTTGCAAGGTTTTAAAGTCAATCCTAAATTAGTAAAAATTAAAAGGGTTAATCAAAATTTACCCGAGGACGGAACATTAACTCCTGCTGAATTAGATTTACTATCTCAAGGGATAACTGCCTCTCAAGAAGCGATAGCTTTAGATCCTGGATTAGGAAATGTTGTTGAAATTCGCTTAGTTCAACCGCCTTCTGGAGGATGGCCTCATGAGTAGAATAATCACGAATATAATGAGACTTGCTGTAATAACTGATGTTAATCATTCAGCAGGAATAGCTTATACAAAATGGTTAGATCAAGATTCTGATGAAGGCCCTTCTATTCCAATTCCTCATCCTTTTGCTGGAAAAAATGGAGAAGGAATTTATGTTGGTTTAAAAACAGGAAATATTGTAGTATTAAGTATGCTTTCTGCCGAAAGATATGTGCCGGTTTTAGTATTACCAATTCCGGGGGCTTATGGTGATTTAACATCTGTTAATGAATCTCATTTTGATGATGTTGGAGTCCCATATTTGGAATCTGGAGATATTGTTATTCAAGGGTCTAATGCTGGACAATTAAGATTTGATGATAATGGAGATATTTCTTTATTTAATAGTTTTGATGAGGGAATAAAGTATAGTGGCTACAATGATAATTCTGTAAGATGTTCTATTGAAACAACTTCCCCGTCAAACTATAAAGTATTAAGCTCTGGAATAAAGTCTTCTGGAATAATAAGAAGAGATGTGCGTTTGGATGATGAAGAGGGAAATTATGTAAATTTCTTAACCGACGTTTCATCTGAACAAATGTTAGAAGAAATTGGTTGGGATATTACAAAACAAGTAACATACGTTTCTAGGGATTCTATTACTGAAGGTTTGTCTGATGTTAATAATAAAAAATTCCGTAACCCTGCTTATGTAGAAAATAGGGAAGTGGTATTTGAGTTCGGTAGGGAATGGAGTGTTGGAAATTTTCAAAATGAATTAGATAGTTTACAAAGTGATTTAATATCTGTAAATGACCCGGATGCTAGAAGAGAAAGAAGAAGTAATGTTTTGAGTTTATCATTAAGTCACCCAAATGAACTTATAGAAAAAATTGAAGGAACGTTGGTTGATGTTTTTGGTAATTTATTAACAATTAATAAAAATATTTTGCCTGAAGTTGATGGAAACGGAGAAAGATTTTTAGAAAACATTTTTGAAGTGTCAAGGCATACGGTTGCCTTACATACTGAAATTAATACTCGTAAAGGATTGGCTTATAGAGAGGGAATTACTGACAAAAGAAAACCAGTTTTACTAAAAGGTGCTCCAGATCCTTTAATTTCGGCCAACAACGCTCGTGATAGGAGTCGTTGGGCCTTTAGAGTGGATAAAGAAGGTTTAACAACGGTTAATATTCCAGCAACTTCCGAAACTGGCAATATCCCTTTATTAACTAGGCAAGAAACTTCTAGTATTTTGGATGTTGATAGTTCTGGTATTGTAAAAGGAAAAAGAGATGATAAAGAAACTGCTTATTTATATAGAAACTCAAACAATCAAGATATATTTAATGACCAGTTTGGCCCAGGTGGAATAAAAATTCCTGGTCCTTCTTTTAGTCAGGTAAAAAATAGGCTAAAAGATAAAAAAACTAGTTGGTTAGATGTAGAAAATACACAAGCAACTTTACCAGAGTTTGTTGAGGCAGGAACAGCTTTTCACGAAATAACACAAACGGCATTAACTTTATTACAAGAAAATATCAATAAAGATGCATATGATATATTTAATGATTCAGACACTTATCCAGATTTGCCCGCCG